GGGAGGAGTTTTCTCCTCCCACTCAGCTGAGCTGGACCAGTAATGGTTTTCCGCGAAAGCGAAAAGGCTCACCCTGTGTCGTCCATAAGGAGTACTTCAATGGATGTGGAGCAGTACTGGTTCACCCGCGAACGACGAAAGGATTATCCTATCGTCGTTCGCAGAGGGACCTACTCTAACGAGGGGGTTCCTCAGTTCGACTATGGACCGGGTGAATTCAAGAGTGGCAAGTTTATTAAGGACATGCCGCATCTTGCTTGGACTCGTGCGGGGGAACAACTCCGTCGTACGAATCCATCAGTATTGAGACAAATCCACTGGGGTGGTCCCTTATTGTTAAGGGATAACCGATATGAGGATGGCGAAGTTTATTATAACCTTCGTCAACGTCCTAACGGCGGGCCATCTTATGATGGTCACTTCATGCCAGTGGATGACGAAGCGGATTATTCCGCGTTGTCGTCTCTATCGAATCCATGGGCTGAGTATGCTGAGTCTACTGACTCGGAACTCGATGCATGGGGTACCAAAGCTATTGCTGCGGTATCTCCTGCTAAGCCTCATGCTTCTGTTCTTACTTCTCTTGGTGAGCTCTACCGTGACGGTTTACCTACCGTAACGGGGATGCAAGCCTTGAGGGGTAAGAAACTCTCCGACCTTGGCTCTGAATACCTGAACATTGAGTTCGGTATCAAGCCATTACTTTCTGATATGAGGAAAGTGCATCGTGCCACCGTTGATGCCAAGAAAATCTTGGCTCAATACGAGCGTGATGCAGGTCGGTGGGTAAGAAGGCGATTCGAACCTGCTCCCGAGTTAAGTGCGGAGAGGATCGTGGAAAGGAGCGGCTATGGTGTCGTTCCTTCTCCATCTCTCCACACTAAACTCTATCTTGAACGAGAGGGTCAAAGGATCCTTCACCTCGAGGTTTCTCGTAGGCGTTGGTTCTCTGGAGCCTTTTCCTATCATTCTTCTATCTCGAAGTCTGATTGGAATCGGCTGAATGATCTCATAAAGAGGTATAACCATCTTTATGGGATCGTTCCCACACCATCCGTGGTGTGGAATTTGACCCCTTGGTCCTGGGCCTCAGACTGGATTACAACAATGGGAGATTTGTTATCAAATGTCTCAATGTTCCTGACTGACGGCCTGGTCATGAAGTATGGATATGTGATGGAGCATAGCTCTACCACAAAGACATACTCCAATCCGGGTGTCGTCTTTAATGATGGCGGTCACCCGGTGCCCTACAAGGGTTGGCAACGGTATATTACCGAATCCAAGCTTCGTAGGACAGCGACCCCTTATGGATTTGGCCTTACTGAAGAGGAGTTTTCTCCTCGCCAGTGGGCCATTTTGGTTGCCCTTGGTTTATCTAAGGGCAGCAAAGTAGGCTGGTAATTCCAGCTTTCGCTACTGCACAATGCAGTGGCGCCCGCTGTCCGCACACCCCGTGTGGACTTCTAACCACAATGGAGCATTGCCATGTTTGCAGACCCGCAGTCCGTGACTGTTGATGCCGTCCCGATCTCGCTTCCGCGAGTTCGTGTCGGCGACAGGACAGCCTCGTACGTCAACGACGACGAGACCCTGTCCCTGTCCATCGCCCACACTACCACTGGTCGTGGTCGTGTCCGGCGTATGGTTCGGATCGACAACTCCAAGGTCGCCCAGGATCTGTTCGATGCAAATCGGTCTCGCGAGGTAGACTCTGCAGTCTATCTCGTGATCGATGAGCCTCAGGACAGTTCCTTTGGCAACGATGAGCTTCTGCTCAACGTTAAGGCCTTGAAGGATTGGCTTTCTGATGCCAATATCACTAAGGTGCTTGCTGGCGAGAGCTAACAAGTCCCTTTCTGTCGGAGCTGTAAGCTAGGCCTTTCGGCCTTGCTTTCATGGCTATGGAATCCTCTACCTCACGTTTGGAGGGCAGGATGAAAAGCCTTACGATGCTCTGGCGTGTTCTCTCCAACGAAGTTGGAGATACATGCGGCGTAAGCACCACGAAAGACAGTGAAACTGTCTTTCGTCGTGTCGAAGCTGAGGGGTTATCCTTTCTAGGAATAACCCTTCCAAACTTTGGAAAAGACTTCGAAAGAAGTCTTGACCAAGGTATGGTAACTCGCAACCTCTTCCAGGGTTTCACCTGGAGGGCAGGTCTCCCCCAATTTCTTGGAGGTTTCCTCGAGCTTATCTTCGACAGGCAGAGCGGTCTGTTGGCTGAAAGCCCCGATATCGATGCTATCTTTGCCATACGACAGCTAACGCTGTTATTTGGTAAGATGGAAGTCGATACCTCCCAAAAGAGGTACGACGCTGCGATGACGGGGTTTATCAGCTGTGAATCGGAAGTCAAAAGATCCGACAATCTTAGAACTGATGCGGAGACGCATAAGTTCCGACAGATTTCGGGTCTCCTTTGGAATGAGGTTTTGTCGAGAGTCGATGAGGCTCTCTACAAAGACCAAGAGGACCAATACAGGGTTTCTGACCCTGAATGGCCCTACATTATCCCAAAGCACGGTCCTGGAGCAACCGCCGATAGAGTCCGCGGAAACGCGAAACTCGAATTCAGCGAGTGGTCCTCAAGATTGGAGCGCGTATTCCCTTTCGTGGAATATGCACTTCCAAGTTGGAGGTATTATCCTCATCTTGGCCGTGTTGATTTCCGTGAACCTGGGACTGAACGACCCGTTAGGGTTATTGCAGTTCCTAAGACACTGAAGACACCTCGAATCATTGCGATCGAACCTTCCTATATGCAGTATATGCAGCAGGGAGTAAAAGATCGCCTTGTTTACGAGATTGGTAGGGATACAACTGTATCTCCCATGTTCGGATACGATGACCAGGAGGTTAACCGCCGCCTGGCCATGGTAGGCTCCCTGACGGGTAGCCTCGCAACGCTCGATTTGAGCGAAGCATCCGACCGTGTCTCCAATCAGCTTGTCCGTGAGATGGTTTCCAACTTTCCTCATTTTGGTGAGGCATTGGATGCCACTCGTTCTCGGAAGGCTGATGTGCCTGGCAAGGGTGTTTTACGCCTTGCCAAGTTTGCGTCTATGGGTTCAGCTCTCACTTTTCCTATTGAAGCCATGGTCTTTATGACCTGTGTTTTCATTGGGATTGAGCGGGAGCTCGATAGACCGCTTTCACGTAGGGATGTTTATTCCTTACGTGATCGGGTGCGCGTGTATGGGGACGATATTATCGTCCCCACGCACTATGCGCAATCCGTGATGGAGACCTTAGAACTGTATGGTTTTAAGGTCAATACCACTAAGTCTTTCTGGACCGGAAGGTTCAGAGAGTCTTGTGGAAGGGAATTCTATTCTGGTGAAGATATTTCTGTCACCAGAGTGCGTAAGATCGTATCCAACGATTCTTACACTGGACTCCCTACATCACGGAGGCACGTTCGGGAGATCGAGTCGCTTGTCGCTCTCCGGAATAAGTTTTACTTATCCGGTTTGTGGCAAACGGCGTCCTGGCTCGATAGTTGGATAGCACCAATCCTTGGTGATTATCCGACCGTTAGAGTCAGGCTTCGGGATCCGTGGGAAGGACCCGAAGTTAGATCTACCCTTCTTGCTCGTTGGTCATTTCTCGATTTCTCTCTTTCTACATCTGAGAGGACTCGAGTGGACCCCAACCTTCATGTCCCCTTGGTTAGGGGATGGGAGGTGGAATCTCAGATTCCTGTTTCAAAGGCATCTGAGATTGGAGCATTGATGAAGGTGCTACCTCCAAGGGAAAATCCCTTTGAGGATGAACGGCACCTTGAACGTGCTGGCCGTCCTACGTCGGTTCGCTTAAAACGTAGGTGGCGGACACCGCATTAGCGG